AATATCATAAAAAAACGATTTGCTAACACAACCTATACACCATAAAGCGATTAAGGTAAGCGTTAATGTTAAACATTGTGCTACGCTTTACGGCGCATAGCTAAACCGTTAGGTAAATTAACGCAAATTTATATAATAAAGAAAATTTAAAGCCTGCGAAATTAATCACAGGCTTTAATTCTTAGAACGGCAAATCGTCTTTTGCTTCTTCCAACTTAGATTCCGATGTGTTCTTCTTCACCATCCAAGCTGATGTCTGCGTGTACCATCTTCCGTTATGCTCTCGGCTTGATACGTTAAAACTAACCGTTACATTGTCGCCCACTTTGTTGAACTTTACGAAATTGTCCACTTTCTCTTCTCCGAATACGTCAAAGCATATTGTATTGGTATACTCGCCATCTTTGGATTCTAAGATAAAGTTTAGCTTCTTCCATTCTTTACCTGCTTTGCTTGTTCCTTGTTCTACGTCAAGGATTTGCTTAATTACTCCTGTTACTTCCATTCTTCTAATTTATTTAATATTAATAATTCTAATTCTTCAAAATCTTCTTTAGTTAATTCGTCTTGTGCGCTTCTTAACATCTTATAGCTGATGTGCAAGTCTTCCATAGAATTGCTGTGTTCTATTGCCTTTAATACTTCATCATACATCTTTATATTTTTTAGTTATAAATAAATTACTTAATCTGTTGTCGTTTACTTCATCAACGTAGCCTACTGTCATTCCTTTACCTCGTTCATATCCTAAAAATGCTGCTGCAACTATATGCTTTACTTGCCAATTAGTAGGCTTTTTATCTTTTCTGAGGTTCAAAACTAAGTTAAAGTTTCCGTTTTCGCAAGTCTTTAACAACTTTTCTTTTTCAAATCTCATACTTTTTACGTTGCCTAAGTTGCTAACCTTATAAAGTCCTTCGTAATTAGGTACGTCTTTCCATATTTCTTTCATAATTTTCTAAGATTAATGATGTCTAAACATTCAAGCACTCTACTTGTTAGTGCTTCTTTATCTTCCTTTGGAATTTCAAAGGTAAATATATTCATATCTTCATATTCTGAATCTTTGGGAATGTATGCAATGTTTGGATTCTCAGGATTTGCTATAATTTCATCGTAAATGTACTTATAATGCCATAAGTTCTTACCATCGTATTCCTCGACCATCTTTGCAAGCTGCATAATTTCATCTTCCTTAGGCATAAATGCAATAGCTTCCCCGTAGTCTAAATTAAGAACACAAGCATTGCTAACAATTTGCCAATACTCTGCCTTAAATTCGCTCTTTAATAGCTCTAAGTTTTTAGATTGTATTGCTTCTGCGTATTCGGTAAACTTATTAGGTTGGTATGCTTTTAATTCAGCCACTTTATTATCCGCTAAGAAGTCAGGAGTACCCACCCAACCTTCAATGGTTGGATGAGCAAATGACTTGTTTCCGATATGTTGGTAGTCTAAGCCTAACTTATATTCGTTAACGTAAAGCTCCATAAAATGTCCCCAAGCCATTGGTCTGCTGTTGACGTCTACTGATAGAGAACCTTTGAATTTCTGTTCTCTGATGCGTTCCTTTAGGTATGTCTCACAAGCCCTACTATACGGTTTAGCTTTGCTTTGTGCTTTGTCCATTAATAGGCTTGCTTTTGAACTGCTAATTGCTCCTTGTCTTATCTTGTTGTCTAATACGCTCATCTTATAAAGCTTTTAAATGGTTAAGTACTTTGCTGTAGTTAGCAGTGATTTTTTCGTTAACAGTCTTTTCTATCGCAGGAAAATGGTCAACAGAAATCTTGTCCGCTTTCTCTTGAAATAGTCGCTTTAATTCAGGGAAAAGTGATGCAGGGTCTAATTGAGTTAGTTTTGCTTTATTGTCAATACTCCAAACGTATCTCTCTCTACCTTTTTCGTCAACTGCTTTAAGAAATGCAATCTTACTCCCTTCAAACCTACTTTCCCAAGTCCAATCCTTTAGCTTTAAATTGTACGACTGTCTGTATTTGTCTCCAACCTTAGTAACTTCATCATCATTTAATCTAATTGATATAATTGGATAATCGTATAACTCTCTACCTATACCAACATTAAACCCTGCTCTTTTAAAAGAATCACTTGCTAATCCTTTAGCTTGTTCTGTATTGCTTTCTGTTCCTGTATCTTCTTTAGAAACCCAATGCTTATTTTCGGCATCCCATATTGATATAATACAGTTCTTATTATCCCTCGTATGCTCTCTTTTCCATCCAAATATACCAAAGGCTTCATCTAATCTGTTCATATCAACCCTTGCGTCTTTATAAGCTAATATTGTGGCATACTTGCCATTGTTAATGCTTTGTATTCTGAAGTCTATTTCTTCAATTGATAAAGGTCTTTTAATTGCTTCCATCTTTTAGTTATTTATTAAATTATCAAATCGGTTGAATGCTTTGCTTATCTCAGCGATGAAGTGTTCTTCATTGGTTAGCTTGTAGGCTTCTTTAATAAAGAATGATTCACTTAGGTTAGTTATGTTAACGTCTACGCTGTATTCTGATACATCTACTGTCATAATATCGTCATATGATACGCATTTAACTACACAGTTGCCTTTAGTGTAGTACTTTGGGTAAGGATTAGTATCCATTTTTAAATTGTCTTTAATATTTTGTTTTAAATCTTTCATCTTATTTGCTTTTAAATTATGCGTTATTTTGTTCGTCAAAAGTTAAAATATCCCACAAATCAACGAATTGCTTTACTGCTTCTTGATAAGTATCAAAATTAAAGGTATCGCCATATCTTAAATCAAGACATTTCCAAACTTCTTTACCTACTTCGTCTTTACCTTTAAATACATTGTTGTTGATGTATCCTTGAATCTGATATTGTTTAGTTGCCATCGTCTTTTTGTTTTTTTTTCAAAGTAAAACAACTTTTCTCGATTACACAACTTTTTGTTTATTTTTTTCTTATTTTTTTTTAAAATGGTATATTTTCAAAATCTTCATTAGGCTTTATAGTTCCTTTGTCAAAGTAGTTATCAGCTTCTTCATTTTTGAATTTAGTGAACTTTTTATCAAATTGAACTACATCAGTACCCACTCCACCTGCTCTATACTTCGCTGTTATTATGCTTGCTTTTCCTTCTAATGAATTACCTGATTCATCCATAGTGCTACCATAATACTCAGGTCTGTGAAGGAAAATAACAATATCAGCATCTTGTTCTATTGCTCCTGATTCTCTTAAATCTGACAACATTGGTATTTTGTCGCCACCTCTGCTCTCTACGCTTCTACTAAGCTGAGATAAAGCAATTACAGGTATGTTTAAATCCTTTGCTAATCCTTTTAATTTTCTTGATATACTGCTTATCTCCTGCTCTCGATTTCCTTTAACTGATTTGTCCACTAAAAGTTGTAGATAATCAATTACAACCATATCAATTTTTGCATCAAGGTTTGATGTCTTTACTTTTGCTACTAATTGATTAACGTCTAATCCTGCTCGGTCATCAATTATAAAGTTGTTATTGTAGACCCATTCGCGTTCCTCTAATTTTTTAGATAGGTCTTTTAAATCCATAAAAGTTGCATCCCTTGTAAACCTGTTAGCAGGTATCTCAAGTTCTTGACTCAGCACCCTTGCAGTTAATTGCTTTGCACTCATTTCTAAGCTAAACATCATTATCTTCTTTTTGTCAAAGAATACAGGATAAGAAGCTAATTGCAATGCTAAAGCTGTCTTTCCCATTGCAGGTCTTGCAGCCATAATAATCAAATCTGAATCTTGCCACCCCCCGAACCTTTCGTTAAGTTGCTTTAGTGGTGTTTTTATTCCGTTAATTACTTTACCATCCTTAGCCGCATAAACATCCTTTACGATTGAACTAATATGCTGAGTAAAATTTTCCGATTCTGTTGTTTCCGTTAGCAACGATATAGCACTAATATCAGAACTCAATCCCGAAAGCAATTCTAAAGCATCTGAATCATTACGATAAGCATTGTTAATTGTGTTGTGGCTTATCTCTATTACTTTCCTGTGGATATACTTTTCTAATACTATTCTCGAATGGTATTCGATATTGTCAGAACTAACTACTCGATTTGTTAACTCAACTACTTTACTTGCCCCACCAACAGTTGACAGTTTACCATCTGAGTTTAGTTGATTTACTAC